CATAGATATCCAGGTTGTCCATCACTTCACCCCCATGCTCAAATCCGACACCAGCGTAGCGCCGGGGATCTCCATATTGGCTTTCAGCAGCTTGGCCACCTCATCCTTGCTGATGGTGGGCGCGGTGTACTTCAGGATCTCGTCGTGGAAATTCTTCTGGGCCCACTCAATGGCGGCCGCCTCGTCGGAAAGCTCCACGCGGGTGGTCTTGCGAAAGGTGATGGAGCACTTGGCGGTCTGGAACTTCTCGCCGGCCAAAGCGGCCTTCAGCCATCTCTTCCGGTTCTCCGCCATGGCCTCGATCTCCTTGCGGCGCTTGGCCAGGTTCAGCTCCTCCTGCCGGATGGCAGCAGCCTCAGCTACCAGGTTCTTATACCAGCAAGCCAGATTTTCGATCTTGGCATCCCGCTCCATCTGGAGCTGATCGAATGCCTCCCAGTCCAGGATCTCACCGGTTTCAGGGTCCACCAGGTTCATGATGGCCTGATCGATTTCATAGATGCTGATCATGCCTGCACCTCCTGATCCTTCTCCTTCTGTTTCTCGTTGAATACAGCCACGCCCCGATCCTCCATCAGAGTCTCCAGGATCTCGATCTTGGCCTCATCAGAAAACCCATATTTGAGTACCGCGATCATCGCGTAATGGTATCTCTCGCTTTTCTTCATATTGACATTTCCTCCCAAACGGCTTATCATAGCCGTAGCAATATTTGTCCCATGCCGCTTTCCGGTCTCGCACACCGGAAGGCGGCTTTTTCATTTCCCAAAAAACTCTTGGCGCATATCTACAACTGCATACTTTCCGTGATACATTTCCTTATCCGCAAAGATCTTTTTCCGCGGCTTATCACACTGGAAGTCTCTGCAAATTGCAGGCCGCACCTCATAAATCAGACATTTCCGCTCAGAATTGGATCGGAAGGGGCAAGTGAGATCAAGAGTAGGCCCGCTGAACGGCCAGAAGCGTTTTTGCTCTTTTATGCCATGCTTTTCTATGTACTTTTTGATCTCCTTGACCTCTTTTTTGGACACAGGAAGGAAGTTTGCACAACACTCTCCGCAGTTTGAGCACTTCCCATCCATCGTGTAGTCGTATATCCCGGCTTCCATGTCCTTCATGACATCCTGAATGAATCCATGTACTGCCATATTTCTTTCCTCATTTCTGGCCATCGCCAAGGGCCTTCATGCTCATCCCGCCGGCCAGCAGCTCCATGGTCTGCTTGATGTCCGACGGAAGCGCCAGGAACTCTCTCTCACTGGCTGCCCGCACCTTGTAGGACCGCTGGAAGTTGGACGCCACCACCGACGACACGACTTCCGAATCCATCATGGCCCACTCCCGGAGCTGATTCGGGGATCCCACCAACCTCTGGACGATGGGCGGCAGCTTGTCGAACTCCTCTCGCGCCCCGTACAGGCTGTTGCGGGTTGCCTCCTTGACCAGGCCCCAAGCCTCCATCTCCGTCAGCTGCTTCGGCTGCGTCAGCTTAACGATGGCATCCTTGATGGCGCCGATGTGGGGCGGGAAGCCCTTGACATCCGTGGCAATGTGTGCTTTCACGGCGGCTGCCACGATCTCCGCCGGCTCATCGGCAAACATGGTCTGCCAGAGGCCCACCACGCTCTCCGCATCGGCTTTCTTCATATCCCGGTAGTAGTTGGGATACGCCGCCTTTAGCACAGACATGATGGCCAGGGTCTCTTCTCTGTTCATCAGTAACCACGCTCCTCATGCAACATTTCCAGGAAGGGGTTGGAGGACTCAAAGCCATCGTTGCGGGGCCCGTAACTGCCGGGTCTGTCATCATAGCTGCCGTCCAGGGTCTTGGCCATGTATTTGTCGGTGATAAGCCAGTCAAAATCGGCTCGCCAGTTCCGGGGGTTTTTGCCCTTTAGGAAGCTGCTGGCCTCTGCCTTTTCAAAGAGCAGCTGGAAGTCCTCTATGGTGTAGGTCTTCATCCTGGCCCTGATAGCCTTTTTCCTTGCTTCGGAGAGGGAGCGGAGCCGGGGGAACGACACGCAAGTGTCGTGGTACATGTCAACGATCTGCTGATAGTTGACGTTCCTTCCCTCTCCTACACTATCCTTACCTACACTACCCTTACCTACCCTATCCTGCGTTGCCGCTTGGTTGCCGTCTGGTTGCCAATCGGTTGCCGGAGGGTCGTCTTCCGGCGCCGGCAGGGACTCCGGCAGCATTTCCCGCTCGGTGTATGCCCCATTGTCCTTGATCCCCAGCCTTGCAAATTCATCCTGATACTGGGTCGGGCTGTACCGGTCCTTCCGAAGGGAATTGTGCATCCGCCAGTGCTTAATGACGATCACGCCGTTCTCAAAGCAGATCAGGAAGCGCTTTAGGATCAGCAACTTCAGATCATCCTCTGAGGCACACACCGTCCGCTGGATCCTCTTCGGGTTGTTCACAAAACCATCATCATCGGCCCGCATGTTCAAATGGAAATACAGAGCCTGGGCAGACAGCGGCATATCCAGGAAGGCGTCGCTGTCCACGATCTTCTGGGTAAACATTCTTCGTTCAGCCATCAGGCCTCGCATCCTTTCTGCTGGCGGCTCAGGATCTTATCCAGACCTCTCATAGCCGCTTCACCATGGCCAGCCAGCACCTGCCCCTTCAGTGTGTTGAACTGCTGCCGGGTGAGGCAGGACCTGGCTGACCTCAGCAAAAGCATCGCTCTTCCATCAACATTGCTGCTCATCACACCATTTCCTCCTCTCCGATCAGTTCTGCGATTCCCTGCATCACATATAGCGCCGTGGGCAGTGCAATACCATTGCCCCACATCTTGTACTCAGAACTGTCGGTATGCAGTTTGTTGTACCAGGTCAGCATCTGCTCCTTGGTGTACTCCTTGGTCGCCTTGCCGTTGATGGCGGCGTGGGTGTTTCGGACATCCAGCCAAAACTGATATTCCTCATCGGAAAAGTCAGATTTTTGATCAGGATGGCCCCAGTTATCGGGAAAACCCTGCAGCCTTGCACACTCGGTCGGTGTCAGGCGGCGGACAATATAGCGGATCATGGTCTCATCCTCTCTGTTGGAATTGGTGCGGACTGCTACAGAGAAATTTAGGCTCTGACCTCCGTTGGGCTTTGCCTGTAAAGTTGGGTACAGTTCCTTGTACTCATTCATGTTGCGGCAATCAATGTCGTAGGAAGGATACTCCTCGATAACGTGATAATCACCACTGAAAGCCTCTTGGTCTCCAAGGCACTGTTTTGTTGCCATACTTGCCATCAATGTCCCTGCGATCTCTCTTTTGCTGGCCAGATATACCACTGCCGGTCTGTCGATGGTATTCAGCGTATAGCCGACATCCTCTTTCCAACCCTTGCCGTTACAGCCAGCTGTATCGGCTCGGTCGATGCCGTTGCCTTGGAGGCAGTAGACCGGCTGGCAGATCAGTTTCCCACCTTTGTTATCTCTTGCCTGTAGTGGCGCAGCCTTGTCATCAATGCGGACCACATCATCGGCATGGGTCGTATCGACATAGCAGGCTTCCTCCACCACCACGCTGGTGTAGTCGGTGATCCGGTTCTCATGATCTCCGGTGATCGTACTGACGGTTTCACCATCACCGTTGCCTCTGGCATCCCAGGTCTTGCAGATTACTGTGGGAGGATGCCCCTGTGCCGCCAGAGGGTGGCATGGGTCGCCCCATTTGGGGTTGTTGCCGTTTTGGGGGCTTGTCACCTGAGTAGTATCAAAAGGCAGAACCTCTTTGATGCACACAGCAGGTTCCTGTCCTGCCAGCAGAGTCGGTGAGACCTCTTCCTCCCATCCGATCCCCATGGCTTTTGATCCCTGGTTAGGCTTGAAACCGGCAGCCACTGTTACACACGGAGGGAACTTGTAGTGGCTTGCTTTTAAGCAAGGAGCAACATCACCCTCCCAACCTCTTTCAGCCTGACCACCGATGCTGTCGATGATGAATGTCTGCTGTTTCATTCCGGGTTCCGCTTGAAGGCACCCAGATTTGTCACCCAGATCACGGATCTCATCCCGCTGATTTTGGGTGAATGCCATAGGCTTGCAGATCCAGGGCTGATTGTTTCCACTCATGCCGGCCGCCGCTGTGATGGTGGGGCAGATGCCATCTTCTCGGATCTCCGCTCCGCCTTGCTGAGTTGCTACAGCGATCGGTTGTGCCACAGCCAGTTGATTATCACCGGCATTGGCCCTTAGAGTTCCTG